TTTGCAACTGCTGTGTTTTTAGCATCCGATGTTATTTTACCTGAACAACATTTGCATTTGTGTAAACATTGTGGATTACCAAAGAAATCTGAGGGTGCAGATGAACCAGAATATCATGATGAATCAATAATAAAAGAGGGTGGTCAAGATTGGTCTAACGCAGACATACCAACTGCAACAGTAACTAACACCGTATCACAGAGTACCCAGACTGCAAAGCCAATTAAGACAGATAAGAAGGTAGGAGTACCTGAAAAGGAAGGTGGATTAAAAATAAACGTAACTCCATTAGAAGGTGGAATTGCTGATAATCAATACAAGAAAAATGATACACCAGCATCAACTGGTACAGGTGGTGGTGTAAGACAAGCACCTCCAGAAAAACAATCAAACCAAGACAATCCAAAAGACCAAACAGCACAAGTAAGTGAAAAGATTGAAGTATTACATAAATCAGATGTAAATGAAGTTATAGGAGCAATATTATCAGGTGCAGAAAGAGTTAAATCAGGTTATACAACTGAAGATGGAAATATACAATTAGGTAATCCATCAATACCAACAGAAAATAAAGAGAAATTAACAAGTCAATTAGGAGCACAAAATAAACAAACTAAAGTAACAATAAGAGAAAAATCTAATTATTGTCCATCATGTGGGCAAAAAAAATCACCAGAAATGAAACGAGATTACCCAGAAACAGAATCACAGGGTTCTTTATGTCCAAGTTGTAGACAAGACAGTCAAAGAAGAGAGGCTGATGCAAAAGGTAAGAAAGAGTCTGAAGCCATTGCAAGTGGTCTACATAGAGATTTAAAGGAAAGAATGGGTAAACGTGGCATTAAAGTAGAGAGATACTAGTAATTATTTAAGAAATCTTTATATACCCTTTATATAAAGGATACCTAGGAACATGGTCAACGAAGACAATTCTAAAGAACAAGTTGAAGCTACAGAAGTCGCCAAAAGCGATGATGCAGAAGTTCAACGAGTTGAAACAGAAAAATCTTTCCAAGAAACTGTAAAATCAGGTTTCGATACACTGACAGAAGTTGTTCAATCTATCGCTGAAACACAAAAGGCAACGCAAGAAACCTTAGGTGGATTAGATAACAGATTGAAGGCTTTAGAGACACCATCTGACTTGCCACTTACCCCAAAAGGTACAGCAGCAGGTGACGATGTTGGAGCAAAGGTAACTGTACCAAAAGATCCATATCCACAAGGCGTACAAGCTGGACTGGACGATGATCGAAATGGTGAAGGTAAACCAGCTTCAGACAAAGGTGGTCTCAAAATGCAGAAGAAATCAGAAGATGATACAGAATTAATTGAGAAAGCCGAGCACACATTTAGTACCGAAACACCTCGACCAAATGCAGCACTAGAAACTGTTGATAAATCCATCAAGGATACATCAATGATTTTGAAAGATGCACGAGCCGAAGGATTTGAGGGACTAAGTAACGTAGCAAGGAACATTCTTAATGGAAAGTATTACGTGCCTTCAGACGATGAAGTAAGAGGTTTCTAAAATGGTTCAAGTCAAAACAATCGATGAACTAGAAGCACTCTATTATGGACACAACCGTAACCTTCTAAGAAAAGCAGACGCACCTGTGACAACTTCGACAGCTGGTACATTTAATGCCATTTTCGGAGCATACGCATGGGCACAATTGAACCTTGAGGCAAATGCTTTTGGTATTTTACCAAAGTATCCTTGGGACAAGTCTGGTTGGAGGGTCATCACAGCTAAACCAGTTCTAGGTACTACAGCAAGTGGAACAGCTAACAACAACACAGTGTTAGGTGGTACTTCAGAAGGTGGTTTAATCGCAGATACTATCAAACCAACACTCCAAGAAATTGATGTACGACCAAAGACAGCACAACTGCCTTTCAGTGCATCAGAAGTTATGGAATGGTTGGCAACACATAGTAAAGACGACATTTGGGGAGGCTTAGGCTCACTCAGATTATTTATGGCTGTGCAGCACAAAGAATTCCTTAATAGAATGTTACTAGCAGATGTTGAAGCAGAAGCAGCAGGTGCAAGTGGAGCAAACACTGGCACTAAAGACTTCGAGACACTAGATAGAATCGTTTCAAGCAGTGCAGAAGAAGGAGTAACAGGTGGTTCACACGCTAACCTATATGATCCTTGGGCTGCAAACGCAACTATCGATAGAGATAGTTCAACAACCTTTGACTCTACAGTAGAGTCAGCATCAGGCACTATCGGAACAAACGGAGTACTTACTGATGATACACTAAGAACTTTCCTCAGAAAGATTCGTATCGCAGCAGGTAAAGATCCAAACGTTTTCCTAGGTTCTCACGAAGTTTATTCTGAGATACAGGGCTTATACATGCCTTCTGTCAGGATTCCAAATCCTTACGGTGAAGCATTAGTACAAGTTGATGTAAACGGAATTCAAACATTCAAGGGAACTGGAGTCGGCATTCATGTCGACAGTATTTACGGAATACCTTTCATTCCATCAAAGGACGCACCAAGCAACTCAGCCGACTCAGACGAGATCGGAAGATTATTTGCTTTGGACACCAGCGATGCAGAAGGATATGGTTATCCAAGAATAGGAATTCAGATCGCAATACCTACCGAGTACTACGAAGCAACTCGAAGAACACCAGCCTATCCATTCGTAAACAACGCCTTTGTAGAAAAGGGAGTTTACAGAACAATGGGAGAGACTGTGTGCAGACACTTCAAATCACAAGGTAAGATTAGAGATATTAAACTTTAGTCAAACCAAAATCTTTTTTTTTTAAACTTATATAATAGTAAATATAACATAATGAATGTTAGTATACATTATTATTATGGGAATTATCGGGGGACTGATGATTTATCTTCTTAGAAGAACAAGTAAGAATGATCATTTTGGTTTTTCATTAAAATGCCCACAATGTGGATATCATAAAGGTATACTAAAATGTATTAACTGTGAAGATAGAAAAAAGGATAATTGGAGATAATCTTTATATGGACGAACGAAAGAAGCACAATATGATAGTATTCGGTGGAGACAAACTGGCAAAAGTAAGAGATATAGTAATTATACTCCTATCTGGTTCTATTCTGATAGAAGCCATTACTGGGATTGAGTTATTAGGCTCTTGGTGGAAGTAATCTTTATAAGTCTTTAGATATTTCTAATATTAATGGCAATCACAATCAGTGCATCAGATTGGACAAATGCTAACGTGAGAAAGACACTCTCATGGCAAGCTGCTTTGACTTCAAAGCTGCGAGTATATGCTGTCAAAGTTACCTTCGGTAGTGGAGACAACTATGCAACGGGTGGTGTTTCTGTTGACCTTAAACAGGGCAAGAGAATTAAAACACTGGTCGCAGTTATTCCTACATATACGGACTCATTGAGACACGTACAGTATGACAAAGCAAATGAGAAGATTCAACTTTTCGATGTTGGTGGTTCAACAACAGCTCCATTTGCAGAGACACCAAATACTAGCTCAGCTTGTGCATCTAAAGTATTCGAATTTCTAGTCATAGGCTACTAGAGTCCAAAAAGCCACTTTTTTTTTCTTAAAGTTTATATATGACAGAGTTAGATGATACCTATGGTAGAACTGAATCATAATGTAGTATCCTTTAACTCAGACACACTTATAAAAGGAGGTCATGGCGTTTTGGTGAATGTTTATGTCTCAAAAGTAGGTTCTGGAAGCAATAAGGTTGAATTTAGAAATGGTACAACTGCAAGTGCACCAGTGGAATTTACTATATTTACTGCAGCACAGGGAACATATGTAGGTATAAACAGAAGATTTGAGGACGGAATATTTGCAGATTGTGATGGTAGTGCTGAAGTTACTGTCGTCTTTAAGTGATATCTTTAAATACAAAGTAAAACTATTCTATATATGGCTACAACATATTGCTCTGCAGCAGATGTTTCTGATTTTCTCAGAATCCCCATTACTGCTACTAGTACTCCTAATACGGCACAGGTTGAAAAAATCATCAACAGAAAAGAAGAAGAAATCGAAAGGAGAATAGGACATGCTTGGAGATCAAAGAAGGTAACAAGAGAAGTTCACGATTTACCACTACTTTATACTTATGGTTGGGGTACACCATTATTCTTACAGCATAGAAATATTTATGAGTTCAGTGCTGCCGAGGGTGATAAGATAGAGATATGGCAAGGCTCTTCTTCAGAATGGGAAGATATTCTAGGAAGTGGTCAATGGTATGATGTAGAATATGAATATGGTAGATTGTTCCTTAGAGGTTTTATATTTTCAATTTTAAGAAAGAACAGATGTAGAGTAACATACAGATACGGTGGTGAACAGTTTGCAGGTGATACAAATGTACCACTAGACATAGCAGACGCTGTAATAAAAATGACTTCAATAGAATTATTAAATACAAGTTTCAGAATGGACGAACTCCCAACTGGTGGCATGACAAATGTATCTGAATCCAAAAGAAAGTGGGAGGAAGATATTGAGAAGTGTATCGATAATAGAAGGGAAGTGTTCGTCATACCATGACCAATAAAGTTTTTGATTATTCTAATCTAGAAGATCATTATGGAACACTTGCAGCAAAGCTGTTAAGGAAGCGTGGATTTACTGCAAGAAAATATAAAGGTCAAGTTAAAGTTAGAGTACCAAGAGGTATAGGAACTATCAAGGTAGAGAAAGCAGATACATTACTATCATTGATAAAACGTGTAGAAGCAATGCATCAGCCAAAAGAAAGACTATATGAAGAACCACCAGATACAGCAGTATACAAAAAAAGTGGTCAGTTTCCAGATGAAAAATTACCAGAGTATTATGGAAGATACATTTTACCTGCAACAGTAAAGCCTAACATAGACAGAATTAAATCTTGGGTACAACAAAAAAAGTTTTTGGGAAAAACTCAAGAAGACCTATTAGAAGAATACAATGAATTAAAGGGTAGGGAACAAGATACAAGATTAACACCACAACAAAAGAGGGACTTGATAGATTCAATAGCGTTTAAAATCTCAAGAAAGATATGGTATGTAGGAAGAAGATCTGCAGACTTGACAGATTGGGAGTGGAATGAAATGACCAAAAGAATGAGACCTAGAAAAGGTTCATACAGTAGAGGAGAAAAGTGGAAGGGTCGTAGTTTTCCATACACACAAGCATATATTTACACGAGTGGTGCATAATGGGAACAGCAATCTATGACGCAGCAGATACGGTAGTTTCATTGCTTAAAGATAATTGGACTGCTGGTAGACTACCAAATGTACAAAAGGCATGGACTAAAAGAAGCGTAGGTTTCGGAGACAGTAGAAGTCCACAGATTATACTTACTCCAAAGACAGAGAATGTAACATATTTTGGACTTTATGGAAGCGACTTTTGGCATGACGTAACTATTGATTTGGACATTAGATCATACCAAAATGATGTTAGGCATAACAATATAGTAAAAGAAGTCAACAGGATAATAAAGGCTAAAATACGTGGTGG